GATCATAAGTCCAAGTATATTCACCATTAGTAGATGGGTCACCGAGACCTATTCTAGAGTAACCGCTAAGGTTATTACCGTCCCCAGAAGCTAATTCTAGAATGGTTTCCCCTGTTTCGTGATCAAAGATTTCACCACTGGTGAGTGCTATTGCTATATTTAATGGCTTACTAAAAGTGTCGCCAAGAAAAATGTGTTTTAATAAACCAGATTCTAAATAATCCGACAAAGCGTTTGACATAATGTTCTCCTGATTTTCCTGAAGATATTCGATATATTATACACAAAAAAAGGGTTTCCCCTAAAAAGAAGAAACCCTATGATAATTATCTGTTAGTTACGATTTACTAGAAGGAGCCAAGAAGGATTCTTCTATTATCAAGAACGCCGAATCCTAATTCTGCTGTTCCGTAGTAACCTGCTCTTTGTTGTCTGTGAAGAGTTGGGTCTTCAAAGACTTGAAGCTGCTGTCTCATCGGCATAACAAAACTGTCTTTAGCCGATTGGTCTAAACCAACAACTAATTCAGCATCGCTACTTGGTCCATATTGACCACCGAGAGAACCAGCATAAAAATCTTGATACTCTTGACCTTCACCGAGTTCGTCAAGGTCGTGAAGATTAACCCCAAAAATACTTGTGATTGGAGCGCCATCTTCTGGAGCGTTATAGATTTGAGTTCTGATAACGTCGGAGACTTGATCAAGACCCCAGTTACGAACATCTTCAAGGGCTTCTGGCGAAACGTACATATCTGTCATGCGACCGCGATTTGCACTTCCGCTGTTTCCACCAGCATTTCTGCGAGTGATTAACTGCATAAGGCTAACCAATCTCTTGGTGAATGTACCCGCAGTAGCATCGCCATCGTAAACAACGATATTACGGTCAACACCAGCAGCAAGCAGTGTGTGCCATCCATCATCGTTCATTTTCTTGACGAAACCAGCTTCCATGACTTGCATGGCGCGACCGACAATATCCCAACGAGCTTCACGGGCATATCTGAGAAGGTAGTCGATGCTAGACGTGATACCATAGGTTGGAATCTGAACGTAATCGCTTTCGACGGATCTTTCAGGGATACGACCATGACCCGGATTCGTGTAAGCTACATGCTCACCTTCAAGTCCGGGGCTAATCAGATCAAGTGGATACTCCGTTGAAGAGCCAGCTTCCACAGGAATATTCTCAAAAATATTTCCGAGAATGTTTCCGACCAAAACAGCTTTACGAAGTGGTGTCTCAAGCGCTTTTGCAAACTCTCGTTGAGCAGCATAGGCGTGTTCTTGATGGTTGCTACCAGTATCGCGAAGAATTTGAATAAATTCATCACTAGGTCTTTCGATATTTGACATTATATTTATCTCCTTTTAGGTGTTAGTTAGGATACGATTCCGGGAAGATTGACGTAAAGTTTAGCATAGCCGTCTGCGTCTTTTTGAGACATCCAACGACCAACAGCAAAACTTCCAGAACCGCCCGGAGCAACATTTGTCAAATCGCCAGCTTCAACGTCTGAAACGTAAGCGATTTCTCCGGCGGCTGGATTAACGCTTGTCTCGATCATGTTGGTAACAACCCAACCGCGAGTCAAGACAGTAACCTTTCCACCTTTTTGAACTTCGTCTTTATACTGATTGAGGCGAGTTCTGGTCAGATCTTTATTAACAACGTCGTTAAGAAGAACTCCGATTGGAACGCCGACCACTCCATACTTGACTTTGTTCCCGCCTTGATCTAGACTTGCGCCAGAAGCTTCTGCTGCGTCAAGGACAACAGCGCCTCCGCGAGTGGCGGTTCCCTCATTATAGAAGAAACTGATATCAGTTGATTCTTCGTATCTATCTGCTTTAAGAGCCATAGTTTTATCTCCTGTAAGAATTAAAGATGATTATTTTTTAAGAATTGTTTCGACCCAGCTCGCGACACTAGCGCGAGTTGATTCTACCTCGTTGTCTTCAGCAACTTCTACAAGAGTGGCTTCAGAAGTTTGTACGTCCTCAAGAAGTTCTGGAGTGACTTCAGCTTCAGCTTCTTCGTCTGCTTTAGCTTCTTTCTCTTTCTTTTTCTTCTCAATCGCTTCCTTGAGTGCTGGAGGCATACCAGCTTCTGCTTCTTTTTCTTTCTTGCCTTTTACTGGCTTTTTGCCATACATAGCGACCACAGAATCAAAAGCTTCGTCGGCAAGGCTGTCAAATGCCGCAAGCGCTGCATCTACATCCTCTTCGTCGAATCCTGCCTGAACAAGAGCGGCTTTACGCTTCTCCATTTTTTCTTTTTTCTTCATGTCGTCCATTTCTTTCATGGCAACAGTAAGGTCTTCCTGCGACTTAGCAAGAGTGTCCTCAAGTTCAGCAACGCGAGCTTGAGAGCTTTTAATACTCTCTTCAAGTTCAGCGATGCTTACATTCTTTTCTTCTACGGTCGCTTCAAAAGCTTCTACCTTGGAAGCAAATTCTTTATCTTTTGCTTCTTCGATTTTAGCTTTGATGGCGTTGTTTTCAGCTTTTGCAGAAGCTAATTCTTCACGAACCTCTGCTAATTGCTTTTCAATTACGTTCTCTGACATGTTAAATTCTCCTATATCGAATTGAGAGTCGTCATTTAATGTAAAAGCTACACTTTTTAAAATTACACTTCTTGGGTTTGCGGGTTTAGAAACAAGCCCCTTACCTGAAAAAGCTATATTTTTTAAAGCTCTTCCTATTTTATATCCTTGGTATTCACCATTTCCTCCATAAGCCCTAAGATGCTTTGTCAAGAAAGAAGACTCTTCATCTCTTGCTAGAACTTTTTTATCGCCATCTTCGTTTGATAACGCATAATCAAATCCAGCAAATAAACATTCCATAGAAACGTACCACTTGCCTTCTTCAACTTCTGCAATAATCTGCTCCATCCTGTCTTTATTTTCGCTTTTTGTCCAGCTATTATAAAGAACGGCCTGAGTGATTATATCAAAATCTTCTGGCATGGGGGAATCATCAGAAACCGACTTACCATCTTTTGATAGCACATAACTACCGGTGATATGTCCGATGATGTCACTCTCATCGTGCATAAAATTAAATTGCTTGTCTTCTGGAGTGCTACGTGCTGCCCAAGTTGCCTCTGGCATAAACACGTCATCGTTTTTGTTCCAACCGCAAGAAACTAAAACAGACTCTAAGTAATAAAGGTCTATTTGATCTTTATTTTCTGCAAAACATTTGTCAGCGATATTGACTGAAACCTTGAAGGCGTCAGCCTGTACAGCCTCAGAACAATACGCAACACTAGCCGTACTCTTTACGAGTTCGCTAACGCCGTCGTTTATTTCATTTTGGAATATTTTTATTGTCATGTATCACCTCTACATTAAATATACACAAATTCTTTATTTTTTTTAAAAATCTCTATTTCTAGAAAGAAAACGTTCGATATAAATCGCTGTAATATTCTTTTTATAAGCCTCCGATGTTAACTTGCTATCTCTTAAATGTTTATATTCAGTTGGTATGTTTATTTTAGAAGATAAGGCTTTATGAATGTTCTCGTTACTAAGTTCACACATAGGGTCTAAAGAAAGGAACGTAGAAAGCTTTATAGTGTCCAGCTCTTTAGCTTCATTTTTTGTTAATTGTCTAAGGTTTGCTTTACTTTTTACTTCTAAGAAACCTTTATTTATAATATCCACTGACTCAATCGCTGAAGTGGTCCATACTATAAGTTCAGCTACTCCGGGGGTAGATTTAGGAGTTTCTACCCTTTTCTTTCTTGGACCTTCATCTAATTTTGCTGGAGGTCTTCCGTTTGGATTAACAGGCTTGTTCGAGTCTTTTTTCTCTGAAATCTTTTCGTTTATCTTACCTTGCTTATCTATTTTTTCAAGATCTTGACTATGATTAGGGTTATGGAAAGGACTAGCTTTTTCTGGAAGATCTTCTTTTTCTCTAGCTTTATCCTCTCTTTTTAGTCTCATCTTCTCAACAGAAGGAATTTCTTTGAATCTTTCTAAAATTGTCTCATGAGAAATTATCTCTCTATCAGCTAACTGAATAAGCAAGTTCTTTTCAGAAGACTCATCGGAAAGGCTCATTTGGTCGTAAACAACGTGAAAAGGTTTTCTAAAACCCATTGCTCTTCTGACTGACTCTAGCTCCTTCTCCCAGAATCTGGTTAACTGATCTCTTCCGTATTGTAATCTTTCTACTAAAGTCTTTAAAGATATAAAGTTGTTAGTAAACCCTCCGCTCTGACCAGCCATGCCAGTTAAAGTTGGAGGAACGCCAAGTCCTGCGTAAATACCGTTTAAAACAGATTGATATTTTTCAGAACCTAAAAACTTGTAGACTTGACTATTGGACTCTGTGTAAGTCAATTCTGGACCCCATACAAGCTCCATCGTCCCGCCTCCGACGTTACTGGCGAGTATATTTCTTAATTTATTAATAGCAGCTTTATTTGGCAATATTTTATGGTCTAAGCTACCAAGGGTCCAAAGTCTAATGTTAGATATAGCTCCATCAAGTGCTGACATGTCTGCAAGCCTCATCTTTTCTAACATTATTATATCGTCTAGTATAGCATAAACTAATGGGTGCGCCCATTGTTGCCAGTCGTCCTTCTTGTAGTAGGCAATATGAAGTCTTTCTGGATCTAGTTCTATTTTTCTTTGACCTTTCTTTATTTGGTCTTTGACGCTTGGCGGCAATGTGTCTAGTACGTGAGATGGGATAGCGCCATTTTTAAAGTTATCGAAGAAAGAGTTAGCTGATATCTCTAAGTTACTTACACCTAGAAACATATTTACATTACCATCTTTAAAATTTATATTCAAAGGGTTGAAAAAATTGTATCTCCAAGGAATTTGATTTTTTTGTATCTCTGGAACTTCTACTGCAATGTCACTACCTAAAGATTTGACATATTTAGAAACTTCTGGAGTAATGTTTGCATAGCTCTTGTAAACGATACATTGACCAGATCTGTATAAGTTATTTAAAAACCTTTCTGATCGCTCTTTTCCGTCAACTTTTTTGAACCATTGTTGACCAAACTTTTCTACGCTTTTGTTTTCATGAACTATGTTTATACCTTGACAACCAAAGTCTCCCATTAAATCAATTACATTCCGAATGATTCCAACTTTGTCGTATGCGTCCATACACATCTTTATTATTTTTTTACTTCTAGCGGGAACCTGCTCTTCTGATCTAAAAGCGTAGTAATCATTCTTTGTGAAAGAAGGTCTTACAGATCTGTTCGGCTCAATATCTAAGAAATCTCTAGAAGCAGAGGCTTTTGCTACACCTTCATAGGTTTCAACGTTGGATGACATTTGCTCTAAAGCGATTTTTTTACTGGAGGAATCAGATTCGTCCCATGATACCATAACGTCTTTATCTATCATTTTTACCTCAATTGGATTGTAATTGGATTGATGTGTATATTATACACATTAATACAAATCTTTCGTAGAATTGGTAAACCAACTTGGTCCAGTGTACATCGAACTTTCCTTGTCTTTACTTTTTGTTCCAGTAGCAAAACCTCCATAAAAATTATATTCTGCTGGAGTTGGAGTCCTATGTATAATTCTTGCTGCCATGTTAGCCATGAGTAAAGATGAATATCTATCTTTTCTTTGTTTTCCTTTTTTCCCAGTACCTATGATAGATTCTGGAGTATCCCATTTATCTCGACCCGATGCGGTTTGAGTCATTTGAATCATAGCAAGCTCGTCTTTTAATTCTTCTATTTCCATTACGCATTGCTCTAAAGTGTCAAACAGTCTTCCTTTCATAGCATCTTCCACGTTTGATATACCTAAACTAATTGGGTCGAATCTAGGGAATACTAGAGCTTTGTCTTCAAAGTCTTTCCTCATACCGTGATTAGCTTCAGCAAGCCATTCGTGCTTTGCAAACTGACATAGCTCTAAGATATGTAAACCTTGTTCACCATCAGTGTCTTTTGCTTTATCTTCGTCAATAACAGGCCAGATTGGTAGTTCTCCGTCTTGTATCTTGTCTTTGTCGTGCAAGCCTTCCATTACGGCTATGCCTCCACCTTGAGCGTCTAGAGCGATATGCTGGCAAGGAAATAGTCTCATTAGGTCACGAATTTTTCTTACGCAATACGCATAAAAGTCTGTCTCTAAGGAATAGCCCTTCTTGACTTTTTCTTTGTGTTCGCTCCTATTGGTAGTCCAACAGTGAACGATTCTTTTGTGGTCGTTATGTAGTTCTAAAACAACTATACTAAAGTTATCCACTTCGGAAGCTGGGTCAATACCAAATACATATCTTTTATCTTTGTCTCCCATGAGTTTAGCTTCAAACGTTATAGGGTTTTTGTTTATGTCTAATATTGCCTCTTTTTTGTCGTTGCCCTCGTTAGCAACACAAGATTCTATTAACGTTCTCTTAAAGAAGCCTTGAGAATCGCGCGTAAAGCAAGCTCCGAACTCCATTTGATATATACCAGCATGTACAGTCGCCTTAGATCTAGCGACCTGTGAGGCGTCCATAAAACCTTCTGGTAGTAGTTCGTATGGTATACGGATAATTGAGTAGTCTTTCCAGTCGAAGTCCTTGGGTGGATCTTCACCAAAAATATCTCTAAGTCTATTGGCTTTACCTTGGCTCTTGATTATAGATTTCCATTTTTTCCAGTAGTCAGCAAAATGATTAAAGTCATAATAAGCAGTTCCACTCAATATGATTTGATTGTCTTTCTTATCTATTGCTGAGTCGTTTTCTTTTTCTATTTCTATTCCTAGTTCTCTAGCTTTTTTTCTTGAGGCAATTTTTTTAACATTCTCAATAGGGTCCGAGCTAACAGCAGCAAAGCCAGCAACAACGGTCTCGAAAATGTCTCGCGGTATAGAAGCAAACTCGTCAGAAATGATGTCATTAGCACGCTGACCACGAATCTTTTGTCCGTCTCCCAAGGGAAGACAAGTAACGCGAGATTTATTAATACGCATAACACAACGGTCAACATCACGTCGCGGACCTGAGTTCGCATCGCACATACTCCTTAAAATTGGTGCATTATTCCAGATTGTTTCCATATACTCAAACAAAACTTTAGATTGACGAAAGGCAGCGCCAACAACTACTACTTTTCGTTCAGGTAAGATTAAAGCTCTAATCATAGCATAAAGCGAAAGAATAAACGATTTACCAAATCCACGGCTTGCTATAAGCATTGGGAATTTTCTGCTCCACATTTCACATAAAAACAAAGCTTGTGATGGTAATATATTAATATTAAACACATGTTTACATAGAAAAGAAAAGTATTCTGGCCTAGTCATTAACCATATAAGGCGATAATGATAGTCTTCGTCATTTAAGTTAACCATATCAAATGGGTTGATTAGATGTGTTTTATCTACTGCGTCTAGGTTTAGCCAAGCTTCGTCTATCTTTTTTAATTCATTCATTTGTATATTCCATCGACAAACCCGTAATAGACAGCTTCATCTGCTGTCATGTACCAGTCGCCACCTCCTAGTTTTCTTTTTAAGTATGTTTTTGTTTTAGATAAGCTTAGTTCACGCTCTTTGAAGTATTCCCCCGTCTTATAGCATTTTTCTGCGTATATTTCTATCATTTGCTGTGCAATATATTTTTCAAAGTCAGCAAGGTTTTGCGTTGTTAGATAATGTCCGCTTATTTCACTGCTACCCCAATGTACCATAAACGCTGAGTTATCCGTAATTAATCTTCTTGTAGCAGCCTGTATAATAACAGTACCCATAGAGCATAGTTGACCATAGCCAATAAAAGTAGTCTTGCATTTGCAACTCTTGATTGCATCGTATATACCCATGCCAGAATACCAGCAACCACCCACTGTTTGCATGTGTATAGAAATTGGGTCTCTACTTAAATTTTTTAGTATATTTATATTTTTGACAAAGTTTTGGAGCATTCTGTGGTCAACACCTCCAGTTTCTCCTGAGTCGTCGAATTCATTAATATAGATTTCCCTATTCTTAACGTCTATATTGTAGGTATGAATTTCTCCTACTATATCTCTGCTTATTGACATGTCTTACCTCGTAGAGTATTTTTCGTTGATACGTTTTAGTATACTTAAAACAGTCCATTTAGCATTCTTTTTAGAATCGCAAAAAATAACGTTAATATCGTCATTTATCTGTAGCTCCATTAAAAATCTTAACATATACTTATTTGAAATTTTTAATTTACTGATTTCTTTTTCTGGTATGTCAGAACCTTCCGGGAAGTTCATTAGATCTGTTAGAGAA